CCCACCCAGAGACTTTTCCGCCCCCTCTGAATAGTTAACTCCTGGCCCAAACAGGCCGAAACACCCGTTTAAACGCCATTTTGGAGCAGAAAACATGCCGAAGGGCGGTCCCCGTCCTGGCGCTGGCCGTCCCCGCAAGGTTGATGCGATCCCGGCGAAGCTCGTTTTGACCGAGGCCATGCTCGTCGGCATGTCGCCGCTCGAATACATGCTCTCCGTCATGCGCGATCCGACCGCCGATGCGGCGCGTCGCGACCGGATGGCACAATGCGCCGCGCCCTACGTCCACGCTCGGGCCGAGGCGACCGGGAAGAAGGCTCAAGCCGAAGAGATGGCGGCGACCGCCGAGCGCGGCACCGATTGGGAGCAGCTGCTCGCGAACTAGCATGGCCTGGGATACCTCCTGCCGCGACTGGGCTGATCGGCTCCGGTCGGGCCGGTCCCTGGTTCCAGACCTCCCGCTCGACCAGGACGCCGCGAGAAGAGCGGCAGGCATATTCGACGCGCTGCGTCTGCCGGACGTTCCCGGTCAGCCGAGGATGCGCGAGGCAGCGGGCGACTGGCAACGCGACATCGTTCGCGCGCTGTTCGGGTCGGTGGTGAACGGCCAGCGGCAGATCCGCGAAGCCTTCGTCCTCGTGCCGAAGAAGAACAGCAAAACGACTTGCGGCTCCGCGATCATGCTCACGGCGCTGCTCGTCAACCAGCGACCGCGCGCCGAGTTTCTGCTCATCGCGCCGACGCAGGAGATTGCCGATCTGGCCTTCAATCAGGCTGTCGGCATGATCGAAGCGGACCCGGTGCTGGCGTCCAAGTTTCACGTTCAGAGCCACCTGAAGCGCATTTCTTATAGGCAAACCAAGGCGTTCCTGAAGGTGAAGTCCTTCGACCCGAAGGTCGTCACCGGAACGAAGCCGGCGGGCATCCTGCTGGACGAGACGCACGTCATCGCCGAAGCGCCCGACGCAGATCGCGTGATCGGCCAGCTTCGCGGTGGTCTGATCTCGCAGCCCGAGGGCTTCCTGGTCCAGATCACGACCCAGTCCGAACGACCGCCAGCTGGAGTGTTCGCGGCGGAATTGAGCAAGGCGCGCAAGGTTCGCGACGGCACGCTGAGCGCGCCGCTGCTGCCGGTGCTCTACGAGTTCCCCGAGGGGGTGGACTGGCAGGATCCGGCGAACTGGCACATCGTCACGCCCAACAACGGCCGATCGATCACGGTCGAGCGACTGATCCCCGACTACGAGGCCGCGCGCGAAGCGAGCGAGGCCGAGCTACGGCGCTGGGCCTCGCAGCACCTCAACGTCCAGATCGGCGTTGCGCTGCGGTCCGATGGTTGGGCCGGGGCGCAGTTCTGGAGCCGAGGCAACGGCGGGCCGCGCTCGCTGGACGAGCTACTCGACCGCGCCGAGGTGGCGACGGTCGGCATAGACGGCGGCGGGTTGGACGATCTGTTCGGATTCGCCGTCATCGCGAGGGAACGAGACACGCGCCGCTGGCTACTCTGGGCGCACGCGCTGATCAGCCCCGAGGGGCTGGACCGGCGCAAGGCGAATGCGGCGCTCTATAGCGACTTCGCGCGCGACGGCGATCTGACGGTGGTCGATGGTCTTCCTGGCGACCTTGAATGGATCAAGGCGCATGTCGGCTTGGTTCTCGACGCCGGATGCCTGGCGATGGTCGGCGCGGACCCTGCGGGCATCGGCGGCGCGGTGGACGCGCTGGCCGAAATTGGCGTCTCGGAAGATACGAAACTCTTGGTCGGTGTTCCGCAGGGCATCCGGCTGATGAACGCCGCGAAGACCGTCGAGCGAAAGCTGGTGGACGGCTCGCTGAAGCACTCGGGCTCGCGCCTTCTGGCGTGGTGCGCCGGCAACGCAAAAGTCCGCGCGACCTCGACGGCGATGATGATCGAGCGCGCCGCTAGCGGATACGGAAAGATCGACCCTTTGATGGCATCCTTCAACGCGGCTCACTTGATGACGCTCAATCCGACCGTCGCCGGACCGGCGGCGGCGTGGGCGATGCCGTGTTGAATTGGCTCGACCGGCTGCGTGGCCGGGACGAAAAGAAAGCGGTCGAGTTCACCGAGGGCTGGCTCGATGCTGCCTTCGGCTACAGTCAATCCTGGACCGGAGAGCCGGTCACCGTCTCGACGGCGCTACAGGTTCCCGCGTTCTACCGCGCCGTCATGGTCATTGCGGACGGCCTCGCGCAGCTGCCCATCGTGCTGATGCGCCCGACCGATGGTGGGATGGAACCGGCGACGGACCATCCGCTGTTCGACCTCTTTGCGCGCTCGCCGAATGCGTGGCAGGACGCGAGCGAGTGGGTTCGCACCACGATGATGCACAAGGCATCGACCGGGTGCGCGGTGTCGTGGCGCAACGTGGTCAACGGGCAGATCCGCGAGTTGATCCCGATCAAGCCCGACAATGTCCAGATCACCGTTCGGCAGGATCTGGAACTGGAATATACGATCTCGTTTGAGAACAATCGCACACTGACGCTCTCGCGCTCCGAGGTCTTCCACCTTCGCTCGCCATCATGGGACAGCGCACGCGGGCTCGATCCGGTGCTGCTCGGACGCCAGGCGCTCGGGCTGGCGCAAGCGAGCGAGCGAAGCCAGGCGGCGCTGCACAAAAACGGCGTCCGCACGACCGGCCTTTTCACCCTCGACGGCAATCCGTCGCAGGAGCAGCGCGATCGAGTGCGCGAGGCAATCGCCTCGATGTATGGCTCGGCGGCGAACACTGGAAAGCCGGTGCTCGCGAGCGGCGCGCTCAAGTTCACGCCCACGCAGATGACCGGCGTTGACGCGCAGCACCTGGAGACGCGCAAGCACCAGATCGAAGAGATCGCGCGGCTGATGGGCGTTTTCAGCATCATGCTCGGACACGCGGGCAACAACTCCCCGACGTTCGCATCCGCCGAGGCGTTCTTCGCGGCGCATGTCCGCTACACCCTCCAGCCCGAGATTAAGGCGATGACCAGCGCGCTGAACGCGCAGCTGCTCACAGATGAGGAGTGGAGCGCGGGCTATCGCTTTACGATGGATACGTCGGAGCTTCTGCGCGGGTCGCTCAAGGACCGCGCCGAATACTACGACCGCGCGATTCGCGGCGGCTGGATGACCCGCAACGAGGCGCGTGAGGACGACGGCTGGAACCCGATCGATGGCCTCGACAAGCCGCTGTTCCCGTTGAACATGGGCGAGGTGGTCGGCCAGGGCTCTGACGCGGATGTCGCGCAGCCTGTCGATGTCGAGGACGACGCGGCGCAGAAGAACCCGTGGAAGCCGACCGATGAGATGGCGGCGAACGCGCGGAGAGCGCTTGCGTGGCGCGACGAGTTCGGGCGCGGCGGCACCGCTGTCGGCATCGCTCGCGCGCGTGACATCGTGAACGGTCGCCGTCTGCCGCGCGACACCATCATGCGGATGGTGAGCTTCTTCGCGCGGCACGAAATCGACAAGGAAGCCGAGGGCTTCCGCCCGGGCGAACCGGGCTTCCCGTCGAACGGACGCATCGCATGGGATCTCTGGGGCGGCGACGCTGGCCGCGCATGGGCGAACAGGATCGCCGACAGGATTGAGGAACTCGGAGAATGAGCAACGGCGTCGCGAGCATCGCGCTCGAACTCAAGTTCGCGTCCGACAAGCCGATGGGCTCGTTCTCGGGCTACGGCGCGGTATACGGCAACATCGACGAGGGCGGCGACATGATCACGCCTGGCGCGATGGCGCGTAGCCTCGCGTCGTGGGGCGCGAAGGGAATGCTTCCCGCCATGTATTACAACCACGACCGCTCCAAGGGCGCTGTCGGCGTCTGGGAGAAGATGTCGGAGGACCAGAACGGTCTGCATGTCGAGGGTCGCATCATCGGCCTCGACACCGACGAAGGGAAGATGACCTACGCGCGGCTGCGCGAGGGTGCCATCAAGGGCATGTCGATCGGCTATCGCGTCCCCGCCGGCGGGTCGAAGATGGGCACGGGCCGCACCGGAGAACCGAGGCGGTGGCTCAAGGCAATCGATCTGCGCGAGGTCTCGGTGGTCGATGACCCGATGAATCCGCTCGCGAAGCTCGCCTACCTCAAGAGCGCGCCCGCGCTCATTCTCGACGCGCGCGGCCTGGAGGCCGCTCTGCGCGACGAGCACAAGATGTCCATCGCGGAGGCCAAGAGTCTCGTCGCGATGGTCCGTCGTCACCTGCGCGATGCAGGTGATGATCACGCCGACGCCTCTCGTGATGACGAGGTCGAGGCTTTGGTCGCGTCGCTCAAGCGCGCGGCTTCCATCCTCTCCTCCACGAAGGGCTAATCCAATGGAACTCAACGAACTGAAGGGCGCGGTCGATGCTGTCGGCTCCGCTTTCGAGGCCTTCAAGGCCACCAACGACGCGCGCCTGGCCGAGATCGAGAAGAAGGGCAGCGCCGACGTCGTGACGCGCGACAAGCTCGACCGGATCGAGTCCTCGCTGTCGAAGTACGAGAGCCTCAACCAGAAGCTTGTCCAGGCCGAGCTCGCGGCGAAGAACGCCAGCGAGACCGCCGCCGATCTGGCCGCGAAGCTCAATCGCCTGGGTTCGGGCAAGTCCGCGCCCGAGGCCGACGAGGTCAAGGCGCGTGCGAACGACTGGATGCGTGCTGTCGTGCGCTCGATCGCGCGCGGCGATGGCGCTCTGTCGGAGAGCGAGCGCAAGAGCCTCGACGGCGTCGCCGCCGAGATGAAGTCGCTCTCGCTGTCGCCCGACACGCTCGGCGGGTATCTCGCGCCGACCGAGTACGTCCGCGAGATCATCAAGGGTGTGGTCGAAGTCACGCCGTTCCGCGCTGTCGCGCGCACGCGCCAGACCACGCAGAAGGCGATCCAGCTGCCGAAGCGCACCGGCACGTTCTCGGCGCAGTGGGTGCAGGAGCAGGGCACGCGCTCCGAGACCACCGGCCTGACCTACGGCATGGATGAGATCCCGACGCACGAGATGTATGCGCTCGTGGACATCACCAATCAGATGCTCGAAGACGCCGCCTTCAACATGGAGGCCGAGGTTCGCGCCGAGGCCACCGAGCAGTTCGCGAAGGCCGAAGGCGCGGCGTTCCTGAGCGGCTCGGGCGTCGGTCGTCCGTTCGGCTTCTTGAACAACGCCTCCATCGCGACCGTGAACAGCGGCGCGGCGGCAGCGCTGACGGCTGACGGTCTGCTGAGCGTCTACTACGGCATCAAGACCGACTACGCGCGCGCGGCGGTGTGGATGATGAACCGCTCGACCATCGGTCAGATCCGCCGCCTCAAGGACGGCGACGGCG